GGCGGCAGGAGTTTTGGGCCGGAAGTCACAAGACAGAACTAAAAGAACTGGCTGACCTTGTTTACGTAATTTACGGCTATGCTAATGCCAGTGGCTGGGACTTGGATGAAGCACTCTACCGTGTCCATTCCAACAACCTCGGTCGCATGTATCAACCTGATGGTAGTATCAAGCGTCGTGAGGATGGTAAGATCGTCAAGAACAAGGCTTACCCTAAGGTAGACTTGAAGGACTTGGTTTAATAATAGAGAGAGAAAGAATAATATGACAAACAACTACCTGCCTACGCCCTACCAAAATTTTATCGCCAAAAGTCGCTACTCTCGCTGGCTTCCTGAAGAGAACCGTCGTGAGGAGTTTGGTGAAACCGTCAACCGCTTTATGGAAAATATAGTCTACGACAAGCTACAAGGTAACACCAATCCTTATAGTGAAATCCAAGAGGCAATCCTTTCGCTGGACGTTATGCCATCTATGCGGGCTATGATGACTGCCGGTAAAGCTGCTGATCGGGATAACACCTGCATCTACAACTGTAGCTACCTCCCTGTTGATGACCCAAAGTCGTTCGATGAGGCTATGTTCATTCTTCTGTGCGGCACAGGCGTAGGCTTCTCGGTCGAACGTCAGTACATCAACAAACTACCGGAGGTGCCTGACGCGCTCTATGACAGCGACACAACGATTGTAGTTAAGGACAGCAAGGAGGGCTGGGCCAAGTCTTATAGACAACTTCTAAGCCTTCTCTGGGCTGGTGAGGTGCCTAAGTGGGATGTCTCCAAGGTTCGCCCTGCTGGTGCTAAACTCAAGACATTCGGCGGTCGAGCGTCTGGTCCTGCCCCTCTGGAAGACTTGTTCCGTTTCACTATCGACAAGTTCCGCCAGGCGACGGGCCGTAAGTTGAACTCCATGGAAGTCCACGACATCATGTGCAAGATTGGTGAGATTGTTGTAGTGGGTGGCGTCCGTCGCTCTGCTATGATTAGCCTCAGCAACCTCTCGGATGATCGTATGCGACATGCCAAGTCGGGGCAGTGGTACCTCACCGAAGGGCAGCGGGCACTGGCCAACAACTCTGTAGCCTATACCGAGAAGCCTGATGTAGAAACATTCATGCGTGAGTGGACATCTCTTATCGAAAGTAAGTCTGGTGAGCGTGGTATCTTCAACCGGGTAGCAAGTCAGAAGCAGGCTGCTAAGAATGGTCGTCGTAAGGTATACGAAGATGACGTGGTAGGTTTTGATAAAGACGGTGGTTGGTGGGCAAAAAGAAGTGTATCCAGCAGGCCAATAGAGTTTGGCACGAATCCTTGCTCTGAGATCATCCTTCGTCCTTATCAGTTCTGTTAAAAGATAGCAGAAGTAAAACAGGGTGAATTGCTGGGAAGCCTAAGCCTTCGGGTATGGTAATCAGCAGCCAAGCTTGAGCCGGGAGGCTCTTGAAGGTTCAACGACTAGGACATACATACTAGAACAGTATATGAAGTCCATACACTCAAGCGAGTGGAAGCGCCCTGCCCCTACTAACACTAGGGTGATGATATAGTCTGATCTGCATGGAAACATGTAGGAGAGTTTGGAGTTGAAGATGATAAATCGTGAAGGTTACTACACTGGAGAATTTGACCGTGAGTGTACAAACTGCGGCAACATTTTCCTGAAGACGAGTAAGACGGTAACCCTGTGCAACGATTGTAACTCCAACCGTGTGAAAGGCGAGAGCGTCGAGATGAAGATGTTCCGTCGAGCCAAACAGAGGGCCAAAGAGAAGGGTCTTGAGTTTAACTTGACACATGAGGATGTAGTAGTTCCGAAGTGCTGCCCGATCCTTGGTATTGAACTTAAGATGCACAAAGGCCGCTCTGGCGGAAACCCAAATAGCCCTGCACTAGATAGGGTAGACAACAATAAGGGTTACGTTAAGGGTAATGTTATGGTGATGAGCCACTTGGCGAATATGATGAAGTCTTCTGCCACTACAGAAGAGATGGTCAAGTTTGCTGAATGGGTTATTAAGACACACGGAAACTCCACCAGTGGAGTAGCGAACGCTGGTGAACATAATGAATCTAACTGAAGTCGTAGTCCGAGCTACAGATAGTTTGGAAGACTTGGAGCGTAAGGTTCGTCTAGCCACTATCTTGGGGACTATCCAGTCTACCTACACCAAGTTCCCATATCTACGCAAGGTTTGGCAGAAGAACACTGAAGAAGAGCGTCTGCTTGGCGTAAGTCTAACAGGCATTATGGACAACCCGCTCATGACGAGCAAGAATGAAGGATTGGAGAAGACCCTTGAGCATCTTCGTTCGGTTGCTGTCGCTACTAATGCTGAGTGGGCAGATAAGCTTGGTATCCCAGTTTCTACTGCAATTACCTGCGTTAAGCCTTCCGGCACTGTTAGCCAGCTTGTTGACAGTGCTTCCGGCATTCATACTCGCCATAGTGATTACTACATTAGGACTGTTCGGGGTGATAACAAAGACCCTCTTACTCAGTTTTTGATTGATAAGGGTGTGCCCAGTGAACCTTGTGTCATGAAGCCAGACAACACGACAGTATTCAGCTTTCCGGTAAAGTCACCTGATAACGCAGTTACTCGGAATGATATGACCGCTATTGAGCAGCTTGAGATGTGGTTGGCCTATCAGCGTAACTGGTGTGAACACAAACCTTCGGTTACTGTTAGCGTTAAGGATGATGAGTGGTTGGACGTAGGTGCCTTTGTCTATAAACACTTTGATGAAATGTCAGGTGTGAGTTTCTTGCCTTACGATGGTGGCACCTACCAGCAGGCACCTTACCAGGACTGCACGAAGGGAGACTACGAGGAACTTCTTGCTATCATGCCTGACGACATTGACTGGTCTGAACTGGCCGAGTATGAGGCCGAGGACAACACTGCCGGTATGCAAACGATGGCATGTAGCGGTGATGTCTGTGAGATTGTAGACCTGACGTGAGTGACTACAAACCAGCTTGGCATCTGGATAAACTGCCACCCTCAAGGGGTAAGGAACCTAAACCAAAGGCTGTAGAATCAATGGCTAAACCTCGTGGTATCGAACGGAAGGGCAGTAAGTTCAAGGTTTTCCTTGACATCGAGGGCAAGAGAGTTCATATCGGGTACAAGAAGACCCTGGAAGAAGCTGAGGAACTTCTTGAACAAGCCAAGATAGAGGCTAAGATAGAGGAATAGTTATGGATATTGAGGACAAGCCAATCAAAACGTATGTAGATACAGTAGAGGATTTGAAGGATTTCTTGTGTCTACTGGACCCACCTATACAAAAGTATTTGGCCGAGCATCTTTTGTTTCGCCTAGAGGAACAGGGCTATGAGTGTGATTGGGATTGCTTGGGGTGGACACTTACTGCAATCAAAACAGAGGAGCTTTAACCGATGGAGAATGTGAAACACCCCAGCCACTACAACCAGTCCGGTGTGGAGTGTATTGAAGCTATCAAGGCTTCCTTGGGGGATGAGTTCCCAGCCTACTGTAAGGGTAATGTCATGAAATATCTGTGGCGATACAAGTACAAGAACGGACTGGAAGACCTGCAGAAAGCTCGGCAATACCTAGAGTGGCTTATTGAAACTGAAGAAGAGATTGAAAGGAGAGACGATGTTTAAGTATATCATGGCGTTTGTGTTCGCTGCCACTATGGCAAATGCACAAGTTTCCGAATACGAGGCTTGTGAGTCTGGTGCCAGTATTGCAGAGGCTACGGCAAAGATTCGAGACCAAGGGGCCACAGACCGGGACGCATACTTTACCCTTATGTCCTCCGGCCTCGGCTCTAAACTTGCCCGTAACTTTGTAGTGTTTGTTTACCACATGAACCCTGACGCCAACCCGACAGAAATCTACGCAGAGTTCATGAACGTGTGTTTGGGTGAACCTACCTAGTAAACAATCCATTAAACACTAACATCAAGAGTGTTAGCCCCTAAAGTCATGTTAGTAATTAAATCCTAAGTGGGGCTACATAAGAAAACCCCCACCGAACTAACG